AGTTCCGCCTCGACGGCGGCCAGGCGCGCCAGCTGGTCCTCGTTCAGCGCGTAGTCGTTGCGCAGCTGGGCGGCCGCGAAGGTGCCGTTCCGGACGGCCGCCAGCGCATTGGCCATGCGCGCCTCGGGCAGGGCCGGCTTGGCCGCGCTCGGCAGCTTGGGGCGGACGCGCAGGCAGTCGACCATCTTCGCGCCGAGCTTGGTCTTGCTGGCGTACACGGTGAAGCGGCGACCGGGCCATTCCTCGACCCAGGGCGTGTCGAACAGCTCGGCCAGCATCGAGCGGTTGGTGATGTTCAGGACCATCGGCTTGCACTCGGCCAGGTGCGCCACACACAGGTCCTCCTTCTTGCCGCCGCCCATCTGCACGTTCTTCTGTTCCTCGACGCGCACGATCGTCACCGTCATGTCCTCGCCGTTGGGGAGCGAATGGGCGCCGATGTAGCGGTCGTCGTGTGCCAGGCTTTTCCAGTGGGTTTTCTTCTTCTGGGTCATCGGGCCGCCTCCACCGCGCGCACGCGCGCGCGCCGGCCGCCGGTCCCGGCGCGGTGCCGCCGCAGCAGGTCCAGCTCGATGTCGCGCAGCTCGCGCTCGGTCAGGTGCTCGGACAGCTCGTAGCCGGCCTCCATGATCGTGCGCACCTTGCCGTCGTCGGACAGCAGCACCAGCGGGTCGATGATCGTGATGCGCTTGAAATCGAAAAACTCGGGCGCGCCCGGATCGCTGCCGGGCTCGCCGCCGGCGTCGTAGGCGGCGCCGGTGTAGCCGGGTTCGTAGATGAACTGGATGTTCAGCTTGGCGTGCCCGAGCAGGCGCAACGTCACGGCCTGGTCGGGGCCGAACGGCTGCTCCAGGCGGGGCAGAGAGTAGACGAGGGTGTATTCCACGGTGGCTCCTGTATCCAGGGAAACAGGAACCAGTGTATTAAAGTTGAACTTTAATTTACAAGTGAAACTTGTATGTAATCAGCCGTGCTTGTTAATCGAGCCGGGTACGACTTGTTGCTATCACGCCGAACCCGGCGCGCCGCGGCCGGGCGAAAAAAAAGCCGGCGCGCGGCCGGCCTTGGGGTCATTGCGCCCCGCTAGAGTTGGCCCTGGAAGGCGATCACCCGGCCAACGATGTTGAGCGCGCTGGCGAGGGCACGCTGTTCCGGCACGTCCGGGCGGTCGGCACGCACCAGCACCGTGCCGTCCACCTGGCTGTACAGCCGGCGCACCTTGTAGCCGGCCGGTGTGTCGAGCAGATAGACCTTGCCATCTTCGAGGCCGGTCTGCTCCAGATCGATCAGCAGCTGGTCGCCCAGCGCCATGCTGTCGTCCTCGGCCAGATAGACGCGGCAGCACTCCGGCCGCACCTTCAGGCGCTGCAGAAAATCCTTGCGGTAGGCGAACGTGTGCTCGTCGTCTCTGAACTCTCCAATCTCATCGTGATAATCCACCCCTTTGTCTCCTTCCTTGTTATGGCCCAAGAGCGGTATCAAAGAATACTTGGCCGCGAGAGGCACATTGACGTCTATCCCTGCAGTCAACCATTCAACTGTCGTGCTTAGTGCCACGGCAATCATCTGTAACCGTCGGTAGGTTGGAATGGTATCAGTTTCCTCCCAGCCGTAGACCGCTTGCTGAGAACAGTCACATTGGCGCCCCAGGTCGGCCCGGCTCATCTTCAACTCTTCCCGACGCATCCTGATGCGCTCGTGAATGGTGGTCATCGCCTTCTCCTTGCTAGATGGTGATCAGGTAAATTCATTATTGAAACATACCATAGGCGGCGTGTAAGTGTCGCTTAATTTCTTAAAGTAGTGCTTGAATTTACAAGTGTTACTTGTAGAATTGTGGACATGAAAAACATGTCCACCAGGCAGCGCGCGGCCCGACGCCGGCGCGAACGCCAGTTTCTCGACCGTGCGATCGACTACTGGGGCTCCAAGTCCGCGCTGGCGCGCGCGCTGGGCGTTTCGTACCAGGCCGTGCAGACCTGGTGCCGGGATGGCGTGCCGCTTGAACGCTGCCCCGAGGTCGAGCGGGCCACGTGCGGTGCAGTCCAGTGTGAGCAGCTGCGCGAGGACTACCGCGCGCTCGACGACCGCCCCTACCGCAAACCGCCGCCGGCCGACGCCGTGTACCTGGTGGCGGCGCTGTCGGAGCACGCCGAACGCAATCTCGCCGCCTTCGACGCCTTCGCCACCGAGGCGCGCCGCCTGCGCCGGACCGGGCGGCGCGTGCTCAATCCGGTCGAGCATCCCGGCCGACGGGTGCCGGCGGCATCCGATGGCTGCCTGCGCGCCGATCTGGTCGACCTGCTGACCCACTGCGACACGGTCGTGACCTTCCCCGGCTGGAAGCGCTCGCGCGGCGCACGCCTGCAGGTGTCGCTGGCGCGAAAGCTCGGCCTGCGGGTGCACGAGGCGGGGGAGATCGGATGAGGCGCGCCGCCTTCATCAAGCGCGCCCGCGCCGTCCTGAAACGGAAACAGCGCGCCGTCACGGCCGCCGAGGCGGCGTACTGGGACCGCCTGGCGAACGAGGTCGGGTGCATCGCCTGCCGCGTCGCCGGCCTGCCGACCTCGAATTACGTCTCGATCCACCACATCGACGGCCGCACGAAACCGGGCTGCCACCGCAACGTCCTGCCTTTGTGCGCCGGCCACCACCAGCAGGGCACCGGCGAGGACAAGAGCCTGGTGGCGGTGCACCCGAACAAGGCGCGATTCGAGGACCTGTACGGCACCCAGGCCGAACTGCGCGCGCTGTGCAACCAATATCTCGGAGTGAGCGAATGAGCGAATCGACGATCCTGTCCCAGCTCGAGAACGACGTGCCGCTGCACGCGATCCGCATCGATGGCGGCACCCAGCCGCGCACCGAGATCCACGAGGCCACCGTGGCCGAGTACGCCGAGGCGATGCGCGAAGGTGTCAACCTGCCACCGCTGGTCCTGTTCTTCGACGGCGCCGAGTTGTGGCTGGCGGACGGTTTTCACCGTTATCACGCCAGCATGAAGCTCGGCCTGGTCGCCACCGGCGCCGAGATCCACAACGGCACCCGGCGCGACGCCGTGCTGTACGCGGCCGGTGCCAACGACGCCCACGGCCTGCGCCGCACCAACGCCGACAAGCGCCGCGCGGTGATGATGTTGCTGGACGACCCGGAGTGGGCCACCTGGAGCGACAACGCGATCGCCAAGACCTGCCATGTGTCGCAGCCCTTCGTCGGCAACGTGCGTGCCTCACTTAAAACCGTTATAAGTGAGACCCCGGCCGAGCGCACCTACACCACCAAACATGGCACCCAGGCCAAGATGCGGACGGCCAAGGTCGGCAAGAGCAAGCCGGCCGCCGTTCTAAAACCGTCGAATTCGACGGAATTAAAACCGGCATCGGAAAATCAGGATAGCCCGGCTAATCTGATTTCCACCGACCCGGACACGGGCGCGCCCGCGCCAATTCCCCCGAATTCGGGGGAATTGAATCCGGAAAATCCCGTTAGCCCGGCTAACGGGATCGCCCCCGCCGCCGCCGTGGCCCGGCTGACCGAGCTGCAGGCCGAGAACACGGCCTTGCGTACGCAGGTGGCCGACCTGCAGGCCCAAGTGGCCGACCTCAAGCACGACGTGGCCGAGCTGCTCGAGGAGAACGAGGAGATGGGCCGGGTGTTCGAGGCCGACGACCAGGTCAAGGCGGCGCTGGCCGAGGCGGCGCGCCACAAGGCGCTGGCCGAGAACGCCGAGCGCACGCTGGCGGCGCGCAGCAACGAGTTCAACGAACGCGCGCGCAACGTCACCTACTGGAAGAACCGCGCCGAGAAGGCCGAAAAGATGCTGGGGAAGGTCGCCTGACATGCGCGACGACGGGCCGTCCCTCGCGCGCATCACGCCGCGGCCGTTCCAGGTCACGGCGCGGCACAGCCTGCGCGAGGGTTTTATCGCCGGCCATCGCTGCCAGATGGTCATGAGCCCGACCGGCTCGGGCAAGACCATCCTGGCCATGTTCCTGATCAACGAATCGCTGCAGCGCGGCAAGCGCGCGCTGTTCGTGGCGGACCGCCGCACCCTGATCCATCAAACCTCGTTCGTGGCCGATTCGCTCGGCCTGTCGCACGGCGTCGTGATGGCCGACAGCCTGCGCTACGACCCGGACGCCCCGTTCCAGATCGCCAGCGCCCAGACCCTGGCGCAGCGCCGCTGGCCGCGCGCCGACCTGATCATCATCGACGAGGCGCACACCCAGCTGTCGACCTGGACAAAACACATCCAGAGCTGCGACGCGGCCGTGATCGGCCTGTCGGCCACGCCGTTCTCGAAGGGTCTCGGACATCTGTTCTCGAACCTGGTCAACGCCACCACGATGGCCGAGCTGACCGAATCGGGCGTGCTGGTGCCGATGCGGGTGCTGACCTGCACCCGCATCGACATGAAGGGCGCGCCCACCTCCGGCGGCGAATGGACCGAGCGCGGCGCCGGCGAGCGTGGCATGAAGATCATCGGCGACGTGGTGCAGGAATGGATTCGCTACGCCGAGAACCGCAAGACGATCGTGTTCGGTTCCACCATCGACCACTGCGAATCGATGTGCCGCGCCTTCAACGACGCCGGCGTGATGGCGGCCCTGTACACCTCGAAGACCACCGACAACGAGCGCGCCGCCCTGCTGCAGGAGTACCAGCGCCCGGACTCGATGATCCGCGTGCTGGTGTCGGTCGAGGCGCTGGCCAAGGGATTCGATGTGCCCGACGTGTCCTGCGTGTGCGACGCGCGTCCGCTGCGCAAATCGCTGTCGACCGCGATCCAGATGTGGGGGCGCGGCCTGCGCGCGTCTCCCGCGACCGGCAAGACCGACCTGATCCTGCTCGACTTTTCCGGCAACATCGTGCGCTTCGCCGCCGACTTCGAGGCCGTGTACCACGACGGCCTGGCTTCGCTCGACACCGGCGAAAAGCTCGACCGCGAGGTGCGCAGGGACGTCGAGCCGGGAGAGGGCAAGGGCTGCCCGAAATGCCACTACCGGCCGTTCCTGAAACGCTGCATGGCGTGCGGCTTCGAGATCCTGCCGGAGAACCTGGTCGTGCACGAGAGCGGCAAGATGGTCGAGTTCAAGGTCGGCAAGGCCAAGGTCGGCGATCGCGCCAGCGTGTGGGCGCAGTGCGTGACCCTGATCCGTAACCAGCGCGGCAACCCCGCCACCGCCTCCGGCCGCGCCGCCCACCTGTACAAGAGCATCACTGGCAGCTTCCCGCGCAACCTGCCGTCCTATGACGCGGTGGCCGATGTTCCCGTCTCGCGCGGCGTGCGCAACAAGCAGAAGTCCAACAAGATCGCCTGGCGCGAGGGGCACTCATGAGCTTCGTCCAGTTCGCCGCCCAGTACGGCCTGATCCTGCCCGAGCTGTATCCGGCCGCGCGCATCCGCCGCTGCCCGACCGAGCAGCACCCGCGCCGCAAGGACGGCGCCTACCTGTGGGACGGCCGGCGCGGCTGGGTCGCGGACTGGTCGGTCAGCGAGGAGATCCACTGGTACGACAACCCGGACGCGAAGGGTTTCACGGAGGCCGACCGGCGCGCCTGGGCCGAGAAGAAGCGCGCCGAGGAACGCCGCCTGGCGCAGCTGCGCCAGCGCACCGCCGAGCGCGCGCACGCCATGCTGCGCGCGGCCTGCCCCGACGAGCACGCCTATCTGGCCGCCAAGAAGCTGGGCCACGTGCTCGGCCTGGTCGACGACACGCGCCAGCTGCTGGTGCCGATGCGCACCCTCGACAGCAACCAGCTGGTCGGCCTGCAGGTGATCGCGTGGCTGGCCGAACAGCGCCAGTGGCAGAAAAAAATGCTGTACGGGACCCCGGCCAGGGGCGCCGTGTTCCGCCTCGGCAGCCCGCGCGCGGGAGAAACCTGGCTGGTCGAGGGTTACGCCACCGGCCTGACCTGCGAGCTGGCCCTGCGTTCGCTCAACGCCAACGCCTCGGTACTGGTGTGCTTCTCGGCGCACAACCTGGCGCATGTGGCCAGCCAGGTGCGCGGCAGGAAATTCGCGTTCGCCGACCACGACAAAAGCGGCACCGGCATCGAGGTGGTCAAGGCGGCGGGCCTGGCCCACTGCATCAGCCCGGTCGAGGGCGAGGACGCCAACGACTGGTACATGCGCGCCGGCCTGTTCCCGGTGGCGGCGGCCATGATGCGCCAGCGCTGTGCGGCGCCGCCCTAGCGGGCAAGACGGCGCACCGGTCGGGTCCAAAGACGGCAGCGGTGCGTGGTGAGGCCCCTACTGTGGGAAGTGTCTGAGACAGGGGCGATGGGCGGCGAAGCCAGCACCCATGACACGCAAGGCTGGCGCGTCGTGCGGCTCCGTCGGGGGAAGCGCGTAAAGGCAGGCGCAGGGAAGGCTGCGTCTGCCCACCATCGGGGGTCAATGGGCCAGGCCGCAGGCACACCAGGGAGTGAAAAGCGGGCAGTACCTATACGGCGGCGCCGGCCGGTGGCGCACATCAAACGGAGAGACCATGAACGTGGAAATCATCACCATCCTGGACCGCAGCGGCTCGATGTCCAGCCTCAGTTCCGACGTCGTCGGCGGCTACAACACTTTTCTTTGCGGCCAGAAGGACCTGCCCGGCCACGCGCGCGCCACGCTGGTGGCGTTCAACAACCGGGTCGAGTGCCTGTACGAGGGCGTGCCGGTCCAGCACCTGGGCAACCTGACCCTGAACAGCTATGTCACCGAGGGCAGCACCGCGCTGTACGACGCCATCGGCCAGACCCTGAACACCCAGCGCCTGCGCATCGCCGAGCAACACTGGGCCAGCAAGGTCCTGGTCAACATCATCACCGACGGCGCGGACAACACCTCGCGCGAATTCACCCGCGAGCAGGCCGCGAAACTCATCGCCGAATGCGAGAACAAGCTGGGCTGGACCTTCCTGTACCAGGCCGCCAACCTCGACGCCTTCAAGGCCGGCGCCGCCCTGGGCATTTCCGGCCAGAGCCTGCGCAGCTACCAGCCGACCGGCGCCGGCATGGCCGAGGCCTACGGCACCATGAGCACGGTCGCCACCACGATCCGCACCGGCGGCTGACATGCGCCTGCAGCGTCCGCCCCGCCCGCTACCTCCACGCGTGAAACCGATCCCGGTCACGCGCGACTTCCTGCTCGATTTCAATCGGGTCAACCATTTCTATGACTGGGACCCGGCCGAGGAAGCGCTGGAAAAGGAGCGCCTGCGCGCCGACCCCGCGGCGCGTGCCGACATCCGGCACCTGGCGCGCGTGATCCGGGCGCTGGCGCTGGTGGCGAAGCACTACGGCTGGGCCGACGACGACCTGGCGCAGTGGCGTGTCGCCCTGCGCCACCCCTCGCCCGAACGCACATTCATCCTGAACCTGGCCCTGGCCCTGCAGTGCGGCTACCGCCAGACCCTTGAGAACAACCACATCCGCCTGGCCGGCTGGCTCGCCGAACACGGCCTGGACCCGATCGATGCCGAAGGAGACGCGTCATGAAATTGCCCTATCCGAACAGCCGCCAGCGCAGGATCACCAACGTGTTGCTGACCGGCGTGGCCCTTTCCCCGCAGGACGCCAAAAGCCTGCTGGGCAGCCGGCGCCTGACGCTGGCCGACATCACGGAAATGTGCCGCGACCTGGTGGTGCGCGGCTGCGCCGAGCCGGTCGGGCAGCGCATCCGCGCCAGCGCGGCGCTATTGGCGCGCTACTCGCCCAACCCGAAGGACTCGGGCAGTGGATCGCGCGTGCCGCCGCGCGAGATGCCGGAGTTCCGACCCTTGAGCCGCTGCTACATGCCGTCCTCGCGCGGCCTGCGCCCCGGCAGCAACGACATGCGCGAGGTGCCCAGCCACTACCCGCCGCAGCCGCAGTCCCGGCGCCTGGGGGTGGCGCCATGATCATCCGCCTGGCCGACTGGCGCGCCATGCGCCGCGCGCAGGAGCTGCGCGCCGCCCTGTCTTCCGATCCGCTGGTGCGCAACCAGGCGCGCATCCGCTCGCTGCGCGCGATGGTGGAGGCCGAGCAGCGCGCGCGCTTCCCGACGCTCGCGCCGGTGGTGTGGCTGGACACGGGCAAGTTCGAGGCGCGCTGGCGCGAGCGCGACATGATGGCGTTCTTCGACCTGGCCGCGCGCCGCGACGGGAAGCACGACTGATGCGCCGGCCCAAGTACCTCAACCGCAAGACCGTGGTCGACGGCGTGGCGTTCGACTCCCGGGCCGAGGCGCGCCGCTGGCACGAGCTGCAGCTCCTGATGCGTGCCGGCGAGATCCGCGCGCTGCGGCGCCAGGTCAGTTTCGAGCTGGTGCCGGGCGTGCGCCTGCTGGGCAGTCCGCGCGCCACGCCGGCGGTGCGCTACGTGGCCGACTTCGTCTACACCGACGCCGACGGCAACACCGTGGTCGAGGACGTCAAGGGGTTGCCCACGCCGGTGTACCGCCTCAAGCGCCACCTGATGAAACACGTTTTCAACATCGATATCGTGGAGATCCGGTCATGACCCAACTCGAAGCCGACCAGCGCGACGCGCGCCGTTACCGCATGCTGCGCGAACTGGTGTGCGCGGACGAACAACGCCAGGAAGAGATCGCCGACCTGATCGAGCCGCTCATGGTCGAGACCAATGGCCGGCTGACGCCGCAGCTGGTCGACCGCGCGATGGACCTGGTCCTGAACACCCTGAAACTGGTCTGAGGCGCCACATGTCCCTGGCCGAACGCTACGCCCGCGCCGCGATCTCGGGCAACCTGCGCAACGACGCACTGCACGTCACGCCCGACGTGCTGGCGGCGATGGCCCTGTCCGGCCGCTTCGGCGCCATGCTCGTGCGCGTGAAATACTGCAACGACGCCTCGTGCTACTACCGCCTGCTGCACCAGTGGACCTGGATCGTCTCGACCAAGGCGCTGCGGCGCAACTGGCCGGTCCAGATCCCGATCGACAAGGTGGCCTACCTGTCGCTGCGCCGCTGGATCAATTCGGTGTGCCCGGCCTGCACCGGCCTCGGGTACATCAAGGAGCTGGGCGCGCCGGTGCTGTCGGACCGCGCCTGCCGGCTGTGCAAGGGCACGGGCCAGGTGGAGCTGCGCTGCAACCCGGCGATCCGCGACTACGTGCTGGACATGGTCGACGAGCTGGAAACCGACATGCTGCGCGCGGTGATCCGTGCAAAGAAGAAACTGCGGAGCAGGCGGGAAGATGCCGAAGCAAAATTGGCTTGAATTCGGCGCAACCATTTCGTATCCTGTGCGCACTGCGAGCGTATCGGTGCTGTAGTGGAAAGTTTCTGGCCCTTTCGACTCGCATAACTCGGGCGGCCTCCCGTCTGCGGGAGCCAGCGACGCACCGTGCAATCGAGGACGGCGACCTTCAAGGCCCGCGTTCGCCCGTAGTGTTCATCACGCAGGGGTGCACCACTGTACCAACCAGCCCCTATATCCACCCGTCACAGGATGCCTATAGGAGAGACCGTCATGGATGACGTCGTCATGGTGTGCAAACTGCAACTGCATTCGATCGGCCCGCGCGGCCACGGCTTCGACAAGGACAACAACCAGCTGCCCTGCGCCCAGGTGCGTTTCGGCGCCGTCTGGGAAGGGTCCAGCGACAAACAGGCGATGAGCGAGAACGCCATCTTCGGCCACTGGACCCCGTGCGCCTCGTTCGACGCCACCATCATGAATCCGACCGTCCTGGACCGCCTGGTCCCGGGCAAGAAGTATTACGTGAGCTTCACCGAGGCCCCCGACTGACTTTGCGGGGAGCCGGGCGCTGGCGCCCCAGCCAGAGATTGTCCGGTTCTTCGCAACCCCACCCGACCCGCCATCCGGCGGGTTTTTTTTTGTATCGACCGTCCGTCCAGCCTTACGCCTGGCGAGGAGATCCATCATGACCATGAACACCCAGCTTTCCAACGCCACCGTCAACGCCCAGGCGGACGCGCTGTCGGCCCTCCTGAACAGCGGCTACCTGCGCATCTACAGTGGCACCCAGCCGGCCACCGCCGACACGGCGCTGTCGGGCAACACGCTGCTGGCCGAACTGCGCTTCTCGGCCACGGCCGCGCCGGCCGCCTCGGGCGGCCTGATCACGTTCAACGCGATCACGTCCGACTCGTCGGCCGACGCCACCGGCACCGCCTCGTTCTTCCGCGCCTTCAAGTCCGACGGCACCACCGTCGTGATGGACGGCTCGGTCGGCACCAGCAGCGCGAACATGATCATCGCCACCACCAGCATCAGCGCCGGCCAGACCGTCAGCTGCTCGTCGTTCACGCACGACGTGCTCAACAGCAGCTCGGGCCTGTAAGCCCGGACCAGTGGCCGGCGAGCCAGCACGTGGCGGGTGATCCATGACGACCTTCTACCTCGACCCCGAAGGCGGCGACGATCTCGGTTCCGACTTCTCGGTGCAGGGCCGCTCGCCGAACCCGTTCAGCGTCAACAGCGTGGCCGTCGCCAAGTACGGCGCGCGCTCGCTCGACTTCTCCGGCAGCACCACGTCCCGACTGTACTACGGCACGATCAACAGCGGATTGCAGCTGGGGGCGTACAAGTTCACCGCCGAGGCATGGGTCTACTTCACCAGCCACTCGGCGACCGCCATCGAGCCGATGTTCGGCCAGTGGCACAGCACGAGCGCCACCAACCGCGTGTGGCAGGTCGGCATGAACGCCTCCGGCCAGTTGCAGTACCAGTGGTCGACCAACGGCACTTCCGCCGCCGGCACCCTGACCGCCAGCTGGACCCCGACGCTGAACCAGTGGTATCACATCGCGGTCGACCGCGACGGCACCACCGCGCGCCTGTACGTCGACGGCGTCGTGGTGGCGTCGGTCGCCGACGCGTTGCCGAGCCTGTACTCGACCTCCAGCAACTTCTACATCGGCAACGACAGCGCCGACTCGAAGAATTTCCCCGGCTACATCCAGGACTTCCGCCTGACCCGGTTCATGGCCCGCTATGCCGGCCCCTTCACGCCGCCGGCGGGCGCGCTGCCGACCAGCTGGAAGGACGACCCGTATTTCCACCACGTGTACCTGCTCGTCCCGGGGCGCGGCGACGGCAGCGGCACCTCGTTCGCCAACCGCTGGCGCACCGTCTCGACCGGGGCGACCGCCGCGCGCACCGCGCCGGGCGACACGATCCGCCTGCGCGCAACGCCCAACGCTACGCTGGTGGGCAACGCCACGTGGACGCAATACAGCAAGACCGTCACCCTGGCGTCCGCCGTCACGCAGAATATCCATACCTGCGACGCGGTGTGGACGGGGGCGGCCAACGTCACCGCCACCCAGAACACCAGTACCTCGCGCCGCGAGGGCACCGCGTGCGCCAGCCTGGTCATCGCCACGGCTTTCACGACCGGCAAGGTCGCGTATGTCAACGTGGCGCCCTCATCCAACACACTGGTCAACCGCAGTGCCAATCTGCTCGGCGCGGGCTCGCTGACTGCGGTCGTGAACGCCTTTGCCGACGACGCCAACGTGTCGATCTCGCTGCCGTTCAATGTCACCTTCAACGGCATCAGCTACAGCACGGTGTATGTCGGCTCGAACGGCTATCTGACCTTCGGCGCGGGATCGTCCGGCTACAGTGGCCTAGGTCCCAACAACCCGGCGATCCCCGGCATCCATATCAATGCCGCGGACCGCAGCTACATCAACGTGTACGCAGGCAGCGAAGACAGCAATGCCACCTACCGCATCCGCTACGAGGGACGCGATTCCAGCGGCGGTTCCCCGGCCAACGTGTTCTGGGAAGTGACGTTCACGGCGGCGACGCCGGGCGTCATCAAGATCGACATGGGCAGCAACGCGGCGTCGGGCTCGGGCACCAGCGGGATCACCGATGGCGTCAGCGGCTCCTATTTCGCCACGTTCGGCAGCGGCACGGTCAACACCGGCTATACCCTGACGTACACTGCCGGCACGGCGCTCGACCTGTCCGGCTACCAGCAGCTGTGCTTCTGGTTTCAGGCGAACGCGGCCATCTCGGGCGGGACCATGCGCCTGTGCCTGTGCTCGGACGCGACCGGCGACACCGTCGTGCAGTCGTTCTACCTGCCCGACAATCTGTTGACGTCGGGCCGGTGGGTGCCGTTCGTGTTCGACACCGGGGCGGCGCTGCCGTCGAGCGTGTTGTCGGTGGCCCTGTACGCCGACGTCGACCCCGGCACCCCCACGATCCTGATCGACAACATCTTTGCCGCCAAGGCGTCGTCGTCGGCCGATGCGCTCACGCTGCGTTCGCTGATCGGCAAGGTTCACAACCACAGCTGGGCCGCCTCGACCGCCTACTCGCTGGGAGATCGTCGCCGCCCGACCCAGGTCAACCGCAACGGCTTCCTGTACCAGGTCACGACCGCCGGCACGTCCGGTTCGAGCGAGCCGGCGTGGCCCGCCGCGTGGAGCAAGACCGTCACCGACGGCAGCGTGGTCTGGACCTGCATCAACGGTGAACTGGAAGACAGCTGGTTCGCCATTGCCAGCATCAACGGCACCACGATCACGCTCGACAACTATGTCAGCGGCAACTACAGCAACTTGCGCGGCTATCATGGCGCGACCGAAACGGTGGCGACCTACAAGCGCGAGCCCGCCCAGATGCTGCCGTGGGCCCAGAACTTCAGTGTCGGGAATGGCGCCCTGAACGAGGGGGGAACGGCGACCAGCCCGATCACCTACAGCGGCGGCTGGAACCGCACCGACATGAGCGCGCAGGACGGCGGCGAGACGTGGTGGGACGGTTCCGTCGGCAACGGCTACGTTTTCTACTACGGCTCGCTGAAATACATCAACATCAGCCACGTCAATGCGGTGCGCTTCTCCATCGGGGTTAACGGCAGTGGCGGCAACGCGGCGGGAACGATTACCAACTGCCATTTCAACAACTGCGGCTACGGTTTCCTGTTGAATTCGGGGCAGTGGGTTCTGTCCGGTGTCCATGGCTTCAACAACGACAATACGGGCGTGTATTGCGCAGCCGCCGGCCAGGTGTTCGGCAGGGCGGTGCAGGGGAACAGCGGCGGGGCGAACGTGACCGACACGGTCGGCGTCCAGCTCGCCAAGTACAAGAACCGCCTGAATTATGTGGTGGCGCGCAACAACGGCAACGTGGGGATCGGCACGTACTCGTCTGCCATCTATGACTCGATCGTGTACAACTACGCGACCGCGAACAACGCTTATTCGGTTTCCGGCGGCAACGACTTCAGCCCGGTGTGCTTCGTCAATGGCAACTGCACCGAGGCCAATTTCCTGAACCAGAACAACCTCGGCAACAACAGCTACGTCGACGGCTACCTGTACTCGCACAAGCACGGTGGCGACGTCAACGACCACCGCGTGTACTTCCCCGAGGGGACCGTCAGGAGCGACACCAGCACGCGCCACACCGCGTCCGGCCTGGCGTGGAAGTGCAGCATCACGAATACCTTCCGCGCCCAGAACTACCCGGTGCGCTTCTCGCTCGGCCGCTACCTGCTGGCCGCGAACGTGGCCAAGACCTTCAAGGTCTGGACCCGGCGCGACAACGCCAACATCAAGGGCCAGCTGCTGATCTACGGCGGCTCGCTCCCCGGCATCGACGTCGACGCGACGGTCTCGACCGACCCGTCCTCCCTCAACACGTGGGAACAATCCGCGGGACTGACCGTGACCCCGACCGAGACCGGCGTGGTCGAACTCTGGATGCTCTGGTGGGACGGTGTTGGCACGACCAACAATTATTGGATCGACGACCTGACGGTGACCTGACATGAGCGCCGCTGACGACCGCAAGGCGCTCGACATCGTCTACCTCGGCCAGCCGTTCGCCGACGTCGACCCCAATGCCAGCTCGGACAACACGACACTCGACATCGTTTACCTCGCCGAGCCGATTGGCACGACCGGGTCCGGCGCGGTGACGACCGATAGCACGGGATCGACCAGCCAGGCGCAGAGCGCGAGCGCCACGGGCGGCACGGCCACCACCGCCACGACCGCCACCTCGCAGGGCCAGAGCGTATCCGGCACCGCTGCCGCGCAGTTCCTCGACACCATCGTCACCGCGCAGGCGCAAGGCGTTTCCGTTGTGGTCGGCATCAGCGTGGACGTGTCGGCCGCCACCGCGCAGGGGCAACAAGCCAGCGCCAGCGCCACGCCGGCCAGCGGCAGCACGGCCAGCACCAGCAACGCCCAGAGCGCCAGCGCATCGGCGGGCGTGCGCGACAACTGGACGCTGGTCGACAGCGACACGCGCAACGCGGTGTTTGGTGAGGTGTCGTGGACCATGTCCGCGATGGACATCGCGGCGGGAAGCCACCTCGTGGTGGGGGTCTGGAGCGCATCGGGCCTCAACCCGACCTTCGCGGTCACCGACAGCGCCAGCGGCGTCTGGTCCGGTCCGGTCGAGAACAGCACGAACTACAACGGCGCCGACCGGCGCCACCTGTGGTTCTACTCGCTGAACCGCAACGCCGACACCAGTAACCAGATCACGGTGACGGCATCCGATCCGGGCGACGTGCAGATCGCGGTGTTCCAGTTCAGCTCGCCTGCCGGGATTCGCGCCGCCTACGACACCAACGCCTACAAGGCGCCGACGTCCAACGTCAGCACCGTCACCACCGACGCCTTCAGCACCAGCTCGGTCTATGGCGGCGTGCTGGCCCTGTCGGCATGGGAGTACTTCGGCTCCGACACCAGCGGCACCTTCGGCGGATCTGCCGTCACCATCGATGGCGCGGGCTATGCGCAGTACGGCTACGAAATCCTGGTCGACCCGATCAGCAGCGGCACCCGCAGCTACACCGGTAACTATGGCTCCGACCGGCGCGACATCTCCGTGTTCGCGCTCAAGGCGCTGGATGCTTTCACCGGCAGCACCAGGCAGGCCCAGAGCGCCAGCGGCGCCCTCGATCTCGGCATCCTGACCACCGACTCCACCGGCGCCACCGGGCAGGCGCAGCAGGTCACGGTCACGGTCGTCGTCAGTCTCGACGCGCCCGCCGGCACGGCGCAGGCGCAGACGGCCAGCGCGCAGGCCGGCGCGGTCACGCTCGCTGCGGTTGCCTCCGCGCAGGCCCAGGGGAATACGGCGCTGGCGGCGCTGTCCTCGGACGGCGCGATCACGACCGCCCAGGGCCAGCGCATCGACGCCGTAGGCGAGGTCGCCAGCGACACGGCCGCGCAGTCGGCCCAGGGGCAGGGCGCCAGCGGCGCACTGGAGGTGTCCCTGTCCGTCGACGTCGCCACTGCCGGCGCCCAGCAGGTGGGTGGCGCGCTGGAAGTCGCGTACGTGTTCGACGTCGTCACGTCCCAGGCGCAGCGGCTTGACGCCGTGGCCGGGGTGTTCAGCGACACGCAAGTCTCGACCGCGCAGGCCCAGGGTCTTGAGGCCGGCGCCGAGGTGGGCGTCGACACCGGCGTGGCGGGCGCACAGGTGCAGCGTGTGACCGCCCTGGCGCGCGGGGAGAGCGTCAACACGGCCCAGACCGGACAGGCGCAGGCCCAGGCCGGGACGCTCGGCGTGGAGACGGTTGCCGCGACCGCGACCTGGCAGGGCCAGCACGCCGATCTCGTGGCGGGCGTGGCCATCGACGTGACGTTCGTCACGACCCAGCACCAGTACATCCTGGCGCGCGTGGAGGTGGTCGTCGACGCGGTCGTGACGACGGCGCAGGAGCGGCAGACCGTGCTGGGCGAATTGCAGCATTTCGACGCGCTGCCTGGCACGCTGTCGGCCAGAGGCAGGCGCGTGCGGCCGGAGTTGTCGGCGACGATCCATGTGAGGCCAGAGCGATGAGCACCGTCCATATCCTTTATCTCGGCAACAACAGCATCGTGGACGTGACGGGCCTGCGCAACGACTATACCGGCGCGTTCGTGGCCGATGCGGCCCTGTCGATGACGCTGCTCGACACGACGGGCGCGCCGGTGGGCGGGGCCAACTGGCCGATTCCGTTCCAGTACCTGCCCGACTCGCACGGGGTGTATCGCGCCACCTTGCCCCATACGCTGGCGATCGCCGAGGGTGGGCGCTACATCGCGCGCATCGTCGCCGACGCCACGCTGGGCCTGCGCGCGCAGTGGGATTTGCCATGCGTGGGGAGATTGCGCACGTAAAAAAACCGCCTCATGGGCGGCTGTCGGGCCGGGGCGGTCACGCTTCGGGCGGACGGTACAGGACGCCGAAACGTTCGGCCAGCGCGGCAAGGCGCCTGTCGAACGTCCATAGCTCGACCTGCGGTGTGATCCTGACCGATGCCAGCAGCGTCAGGTCGATCAGGCCACAGCCCAGCCCGAACAGGCGCTCGCGTGCGATGAAGTCGATGACTTCCGCGAGGGATGCCTGCTGGATCGGTGGCAGAATGTCTAGGTCGCGCAGCGTGTTGGCCCGCTGCGGCGGGGTGCCGCAGGCGATCTCGCCCAACACCAGCGGGTGCCCCATGACCACCTCCTTGTGGATCAGGTCGAGCAGCACCGGCATGGGTCGCTTGAAGTGGGCGACCCATACCGAGCTGTCTATAAGGACACCGTTCATGCTGAGGGTTCCTCGCGGCGGCGCGGAATGTCTTCCATGTCCGGCGCGGTCCCGCCGAGAGCGGCGAGACGTTTCATGGCCCGCGTGCGCACGAAGCTTTTGAGTGCTTCGCGGAACAGGTCGGCCCGGTCCATGTCCGGGTCGGCCAGTTCCAGCGCCCGCTCGTAGAGTGCGTCGTCAACGGTTACAGTGGTTCGCATGGTGTGCTCCTTTCATCAATAGAGACATCAGTGTGCGCCTTTTTTGATGCGAACGCAACGGCCGCACAAGAAAAAAGCCGCCTTGCGGGCGGCTTTTGACGGGGAGCAACGGATCAACTGCACCAGCCGCCGATCCCGTCCCACAGCCTGTTGATCCAGAAGCCGACGCTGTTGTCGAACCCGACGATCTGCTCGGCGGCGTCGTGCAGCTTCTTCATGCCGTCGAAGCCGCCGAAAAACGCGGCGGTCTGGCCGATCAGTTCGATGTCGTGCCGGATGGCCTTGCCGCGTGCGCTGTCGCGGCGTTCGTCCTGCTCCATCCGGTCCCACTCGCGGACCAGCGTGAACAGGTGATGGTCGATAGGTGTCATGGTGTCTCCCTGGTTAGCGTGGGGCATAGCCCTGTTCGGCCAGACCTTGCTGCACGGCCTCGATCCCGCGGATCATGCGGTAGGCCAGGGCGGTGCGTTCGTCGTTCGACAAGTGGGCCTCGGTGAGGTCGTAGAACACGTGAAAGCTGGACCGCTTGCAGAACTGCGCCAGTTCCCACGCGCAGTCGTCGTCCATCGTGGCGCGGATCGTGACGGGCTCGTGGCTCATGATGCCTCCTGCTGCTTGTCGTAGATGTCGCGCCAGAGCAGCATGCTTTTCGCGTACGCCCACGGCCACCGGAAATAGCGCTCCGTCACGATCCGCTCTTTGTGCGCGCGCATCGCCTCGCGGTAGGCTTCGACCTCCTGCTGGAACCACGCGTACTTGTCCTCCAGGTCGAAACAGGCGTCATTGAGCCAGCTTTCGAGCATCTTGCGGTCGTCGTTAGGAATGCCGGCGGGGATGGCGGGGTGGGCCGGGCCGGTGTACTCCGGCTCGTCGAAGTCGAACCAGATCGGGATGTCCTTCGGCGCATGGGCGGCGAAGTAGTCGAGCGGGGTGATCGGCTTGGGTTGGTCTTGGTCAGGCAACATGGCTTGCTCTCCTTTCTTGCGGTGGTGGGTAATGGGTCATACGCCGAACCGGTCCCGGTCCAGGCGCTTTTGGCGTTGTTCGGCGCGGCGCATTGCTTGGTACTCGCGCCGGATCACGTTGGCGAGGTCGGCGCGGCTCGGCGACATCAGGGTGCTGCCCATGCCGTACAGCTTGTCGCAGACCTGTTTCCAGTCGTTGTCGCGGTGCTCCAGCACGTAGCCGCCGTCGAGCGGGCAGCGGAACACCCGGTTCACGCGTTTGGCGCCGCCGAAATCGTCATCGTCATACGACAGGGTGACGTGGCCGATCTCGTCGGTTCTGAGGATCATTTTCATCGTGGCTCCTTGCTGGTGGGGGTGGGCGCTGGCTGCCCGGCCTTGTACGCCTTGTACAGCGGCGAGCGGTAGATCGTGGACAGCGCGATCCCGACGGCCTTCGCCGCCGCGTAGGCCGACATCGTGCCGCCGCTTTCGCGCATCATGGCGATGGCCTGGACGACCTGCGCGGATGGTCGGCCGCTCATTGCCTGGTTCCTTTCATGTGGTACTCCTTGGGTTACAGACCCTGCTCGCGCGGGTCGAGCAGATCGTAGTGGTACGCCCAGGCGTCGACTGCGGCCTCGGGCGTGGTGGCGACGCCGTCGCGCTGGTACAGCTCCTCCAGCAGCGTGGCGTCGTCCCAGCACCAGCGCCATTTCGCGTAGGCCAGGATCGCCGCCAGCGTGTCGCGGCACCGCTCGACGCAGGCCGGGCAGCGGTACATGGTCAGGCCCGGCACCGGCTCGACCTTGGTCAGGCTGATGATGGGCAGGGTGGCGGTGCAGTCCATGCACACCCGCGTGCGGGTGTTGACGAACGGGCTGATGTTGCTGCCCTTGTAGCGGTTGGACATGGTTCGGTCTCCTATCGGTTGTGCAGCAGCCCGTTGCGGTCGCCCGGATCGATGGCCGGGACGGGCTCGTAGTTGAACAGCTTGGCCCACGGGATGCTGTTCAGCGCGGCGTGCACGTCGAGGTCGCATTTCTGGAGCGTGAGCACGATCAGGGCAAACACGAGCGCGGCCAGGGCGAGGCGCCACGTGCCGTGTTCGGGCCTGACCTTGTGGACGGGCCGGTCGCGCATCATGCGCCGTTCCTGTTCGGTCATCACCCACAGGTCGCGCGTCGTGACGAACCGTTCGTCACCGTTCGTCACGCGCTGACGAGGTTCGTCACGGCGGCGCATCAGGTCTGCTCCGCTTTGTCTTGCTGGGTCATGATTTCGACCGCCACGCGTTCGAGGCGGGCACGCAGTTGACGGCGCAGGTCGCTGCTCTCCGGCTCGTTCAGGCGGAAGAAGCTTTCGACGAGGTCGATCAGGATCGCCCATGCGTGCGTACGCTCGGGCAGATCGCGGTCGTCGATGATGCTGCCGCCCAGCCATGCGCCGAATTCTTCGCTGACCTCGTAGTCCCACACGCCGGGGTAGTCCAGTTCGAGACTGTCGGCCGCGTTGCGCAGCGACTGGATGGGGTGAACCCAATCCATTGCGGCATCGACCAGTTCGAGCATTCCGCCGTGTTCCGCGTAAGCGATGATGGCCTCGCCGAGGTCGGCGCGGTGCAGGCCGTGCATGAGAAATGCAGCCGTCATTGCGGTTTGATGCAGGTCCATGTGATCTCCTTGGTGGCCGGGACAATTCCCGCGTCAGCGTCCGAACGTCATGCCTGTGTTCTGATGTCCGGGCGCTGACACTGGCGCTGTCAGTACCGTTCGCGCTGCGCGGCGCGCTCGGCGGCGTGCTGTTTGAAGTCGTCGACCTCGTCGGTGAACTCCTGCTCCTCGGGCAGGGTGTTGGCGACGTCCTTGGTGTAGCCGAAGCCGAGTTGCTTCGCGTACTCCTCGGCCTGCCGCAGCTCGTCCTCGTCGCCGAAGTACCAGATCGGCTCGTCGGGCAGCTTGCCGCCGATGACGAAGCCGCCTTCAGGGATGTCGACGTCAAGCTGGATCGTCCAGTAGGTGGTCAGTCCGGCCGCGTCGTTGGACACCCACATCCAGCCCATGACGTAGGCGCCATCGTCGTCGCCCCTGGAGACGACGGCGGGCTCGTCGACCTCGAACTCGCCCTCTCTGGCGTTCTCCTGGGCGGTGCGCACGTAGGCGCTGTCCTCGGCCGACTCGGCGAACAGCGGCACGATGGCGGAGAACTCCAGGCCATCGTGGTTCAGGTCCAGACACAAGGTGTCGATCTGGGCGCTGGTCAGCGGCGTGACGGTGTCGTTGTTGGTGGCGATTATGCGGATAGCCTCGTAGTGGGCTCGGCTGGTGTGAATGCCCAGCTCGTGCTGGTACAGGCGCAGCGCGGCCACGACGGTCGCGTGGGCCTCCGGGGTGAGCACGTACAGCGCCGATTTGGTGGTGTCAGTCATGGTCAGGCTCCTTGAATGGTGTCGATGGACGGGCTGTCGTCGGGCGCCGTGACGTGCCAGCCACGGCGCCGCATGATGATGCCGACTTCGTACAGGGTGTAGTGCGGCACGTCGCGGTCATCCACCGCGATCATGCTGTTGCAGTCAGGACAGCAGCCAGCCGGGACCAGTTCGCCGGGTTCCAGCCGGTCCTGGATGTCGTCCAGGTGGTCGATGCCGTCAATCGTCTCCAGCGTGCCGGTCCAGTCGCACTCCGGGCATTCGTAGCGGGTCGGCGTGCCCGGTTCCTGCTCGGGCGCCGACATCGGCAGCGGTGCGCCCAGATCGAGCACCAGTCGATACAGCGCGTTGTAGTTGTCGCCGTCCGGCGCGATCTCGCGGTCGTTGAGTTTCCTGTCGTAGTCCTTGACGGCCTGCACCAGTCGGGCAAGCGGGTCCTGCGGTGTTGCTGTCATGACATCCTCCTGTGGTCGGGACCATTCCCGCGCCAGCGTCCCGACCGCACTCCTGTGTTATGCGGTTGAGGCGCTGGCACTGGCACGGTCAGGGTTGCGGCACCGGCACGACGACGACCTCGGCCCAGTAGCCCGACTTGCGCGCGCTGGCCTCCTCCTTCGCGGCCAGATCGGGCCGGCCGCACCACGTCAGCACCCCGAGGGTGTCGAACACGCCCTTGGCGCGGCGCGCCTCGACGTAGGCCCTGGCCTGCTCGCCCTTCTCGGCCTCGTACTGCTCGACCGTCATGGCGGCGATGCGCGCATCCTCGGCCAGGTCTTCCGCCTTCATCCAGCTATGCCCGTCGATGGGCTGGTTGGCGCGTTCGGTGGCGTACTTGTGGTTGTGGCGGGCGCGTTCGCGGGCCTCCTTGATGCGGGTGTCCAGCTCGGTCTGGTAGTCGCGGCGCACCAGCACAAGGTGGGTGTAGGTGCGTTCGGTCTTGCGCGTGTACTCGACGCCGTTGTGCACCACGCGGTAGGTTTTCTTGCTCATGGTCAGGTCTCCTCTTGCTCGATCTGGTCCTCGACCCACTGCCAGTAGCCGACCAGGGTGGTGTCGTTGGCAACCGCGTCGCGCCAGTCCACGCGCAGGTAGCGCGGGTGCTCGCCGTTGTTGCACGCGGTGCTGTACTTCTCGCGCAGCTCGTCGGCGCTCAAGAGGCGGTCGGCGCGCGCCAGTTCGGGGCGGTAGGGCCCGTCCTCGTAGCGCGGCAGATCGCCCACGGTGTCACCGTCGCTGTCGAAGCGCAGCAACGGTACGCGCGTGCGCTGGGCGTGACGCATCACGGCCACCAGATCGTAGGGCAGGCCGGACAGGTCCTGCTCCTTGGCGTCCGGCACGGTGACGAAAAACCCTAGCCCGTAGGCGGCGACGGTCATGGCTGGCCAGCCGTTGACGCCGACACTGCTGTGGGGTGCGCGCTGGTGGTCGGCGTAGTCGTCCAGCAGCATGCGCGTGGCATCGGTCAGGTGGCCGGTGGACAGGTCAAGGTAGGTAAGGATCATCATCGTCTCCTAGCGTTCGGTGGCGCGGCTGGCCTGATCGCGCAGGTTGGTCCAGTACAGGATTTCGTTGTTGCAGTAGCGGCGGTGGGCCTTCTGGCGCTGCTGGAAGTCGCTGCCGAAGATGTGGAACTCGCGTTCGCTCGCGCCGGTCTGGAGCGCTGCCGCGTCCTCGCAGTGCTCGTTCACGAACGTTTCCAGGGCCTCCCACACGGCGCCGTAGTGGCCGGCGGGTACGTCCTCGTCGATGTCGATCTCCAGCACGGTGCCGGACAGTACCCACCGGCTGTACTCCTCGGGCTGGACCACTTCGGCCAGGGCTTCGACAGCCGCCTCATGGCCGGGTTTGATGCGCAGCTCGCCGCGCAGGAACAGATTCGTGCTCATGGTGATCTCCCTAGATGAGGCCGTGCTCGGCGAACGAGTACGACTCGGTTGCGGTGACGATGATGTGGTCCAGCACGCGCACGTCGATCAGTTCCAGCGCGTGTGTCAGCGTGTCGGTGATGCGCTTGTCCGCTTCGCTGGGGTCGACTACGCCCGATGGGTGGTTGTGCCCGAACATGACCGAGGAGGCGTTGTGCGCCAGCACGGCCTTGACGATCTCGCGCGGGTACACGCTGGTCTGCGTCAGGGTGCCGCGAAACATTTCGTCGCAGGCGATGAGGCGGTGCTTGTGGTCCAGGAACAGCACGACAAACACCTCGTGACCCCTGCCGCCCAGGTGCAGGCGCAGATAGTCCTTCACCGCCTGCGCCGACCCCATCAGCTCGCCGCGTGTGCCCATGCGGCGAAACAGGATCGACAGGGCGCGCTGGATCAGGACGTCCTCGCGCTGGCGACGGGTGCGACGTGGTGGCAGCGCTGCGGACGGGAACTGCACGACGACATCATAGGCTGGGGCGTTCATGGATGGCTCCGTTCGTTGAGGGGCGTGGGCGCACAGACCCACATGGATAGTATATAGCATCTTGCTACATATATGAACACACGCGCGCACCTTTTTTCATGTGCGACCAGGGAACACACATGGGTACTGTAGAGAAATACGACTTCGCGGCCGCAGAGCTGGACTACCGGGCCGGTGGATACAGCATCAACGCGCTCGCGGCCCGTCACAGCATCCCCGAGCCCACCCTGCGCCGCTACGCCAAGCGTGAGGGCTGGATCAAAGGGTCCAGTGATGTCAAACGGGAACTTGTCAGAGAGGCAATGGCAGGCACCCCGCTTGACGAACAGGTGACGAACGATTTGACGAATGACGAAGCGATTCGTCAGGCCCAGGTCAACGAGGCGACACAGGACGTGCAGGACATGACGACCGGGCTGGCCGTCGCCCGCGCCTGCATGGACAAGCTGCTCACGATGGTGGAACAGGTCGACAACCCGAACGACGTGAAAAGGATCGTCGAGGCCAACAAGGCAGCGGTGGAGACGATCCGCAAGATCAGGTCGCTGGACGACGAGAGCGGCCCCGAGACCAGCGTGAACGTCGAGATCGGTGATGGATTCGCCGACCTGCGTGCCGCGTTCAGGAAGCGCCTGGAACAGCCCGTGACGGTCACGCACGACGATGCTGGCCCTGCCTGACGACTTCCGCGCCACGCTCCAGGCCGCGCCATTCGAGGCCGTGGCGGACCTGTGGGAGCTGGTGGAGACCCGCTACGGGCTGGAGGGCAAGGCGTGGCTGGGTAGACACGACCGCTTCTACCTGCTCACGCGCCTGCTGCACCGGCTCGACGCGATCCACCCCTGGCTGTACGCGCGCTGCCGCGAGGTGGAGGCCCGCCCCGATGGGTGTCTCGACCTGTGGGCGAGGGAGCACTACAAATCGACCATCATCACGTTCGCGGGGATCATTCAGGAGGTCATCATCAATCCCGAGATCACCATCGGGATTTTCTCGCACACCAAGCCCGTCGCCCGCAAATTCATGTTGCAGATCAAGCAGGAGCTGGAGGCCAACCGCGACCTGCAAGCCGTCTACCCGGACGTGTTCTACCCCGACCCGCGCGCCCAGTCGCCCAAGTGGAGCGAAGAGAAGGGCATCGTCGTCAAGCGCAGGTCCAACCCCAAGGAGGCCACCGTCGAGGCGCACGGGCTGGTCGACGGCCAGCCGACCGGCGCGCACTTCCTGCTGCGGGTGTACGACGACGTCGTCACGCGCGAGTCGGTGTCGACGCCGGATCAGGTCAACAAAACCACTACGGCCTGGGAGCTGTCGGACAACCTGGGCGCGCGTGGTCCCGATGGCCGTGTCCGTGCGTGGCATGTCGGCACGCGCTACAGCTACATGGACACCTACCAGGAGATCATCGACCGCAAGATTCTCCACGTACGCCTGTATCCGGCCACGGTCGACGGCACGCCGGACGGCAAACCGGTGTTCCTGACGCAGGAGGCGTGGGAGGCCAAGAAGCTGGCCCAGGGGCCGGCCACCATTGCCTGCCAGCAGCTCATGAACCCTGCGGCGGGCAGTGAGGCGATGTTCAAGAAGGAGTGGCTCAGCTTCATCGACGTGAGGCCGGCCACGTTGAACGTGTACATCATGGTCGATCCGGCCCACTCGAAGAAGCGCGGCAGCGACAACACCGCGATGGCCGTGATCGGCATCGACAGCGGCGGCAACAAGTATCTGCTGGACGGCTACCGTCACAAGATGGGCCTGCGCGAGCGCTGGGAAGCGCTCAAGGGCCTGCGCCGCTACTGGACCGCGCAACCGGGCGTCCAGGCCGTGTTCTGCGGCTACGAGAGATACGGCATGCAGGCGGACCTCGAATATTTCGAGGAGCAGATGCAGCGCGAGAAGGACGCGTTCGAGATCATCGAGCTGAACTGGACCCATGACGGCGCCCAGGCCAAGGACGACAGGGTGCAGAGGTTGCAGCCCGACTTCATCAGCCGCCGCTTCTACCTGGCCGCCGTGACCAACGGCGAGACCGCCAACCAGAAGAGGATACGCGAGCAGGGGCAACCGTTCCGCATCTTCAAACCGGTGTCCAGGCGCGACCACGAGGGCAACCTGTACTCGCTGAACAAGGGCTTCCTGGAGGAGTACCTGACCTACCCGTTCAGCGCCAAGAAGGACCTGATCGACGCGTGCAGCCGGATCTACGACATGGAGCCGGTGCCGCCGATCATCATCGATGAGCGCGCGCTGGAGCCCGAGACGTTCGCGGATGGGGTGTGACGATGATGATACGCAATGAGAAGATTGACGAGGGTCCGTTCATGCTCTACCGCATGTATCGCGGCGATTACCTCGTGGGCGTCGCGGTGACGAAGGACGAGCTGGAGGTGGGGCGCGACGTGGTCGCCATGAAGTTGCGCGAGGCCCGGAAACGGTTGGCCTACATCACCAGACGCCTGTCACGGTAGGGTCTACCCTGTCCGAGCACAGCAGCAGCACCGGTCCTGCCTGTGTCGTCAGGGTGGGTACGTGGTCGCCTTGACACATCTGCCTCATGGTCTAGACTTCGACAGTACACATAACCGTCGAAGGGGCAGACCATGAACAAGGGCAAGCTGATCGGATACGTCCGCGTCTCCAGCACGGACCAGAACACCGAGCGCCAGCTGGATGGCGTCGAGCTGGACAAGCTGTTCGAGGACCATTGCAGCGGCAAGGACACGAACCGTCCCGGCCTGACGCACATGCTCGACTACATCAGGGAAGGCGACACGCTGTACGTGCACAGCATGGACCGGCTGGCCCGCAACACGGTCGACCTGCTGCAACTGGTCGAGCGCCTGACCCGGAACGGCGTGAGCGTGGTGTTCACCAAGCAGAACTTGACGTTCTCGGGTGAGGCCAGCCCGATGAACATGCTGCTGCTCACGATGCTGGGCGCGATGGCGCAGTTCGAGCGTGCCCTGATCCGCGAGCGCCAGGCCGAGGGGATCGCCATCGCCAAGGCCAAGGGCAAGTACAAGGGCGGCAAGCCCAAGCTGAACGGCGCCCAGGTGCAGGAGCTGCGCCTGCGCGCTGCCGATCCCGCCGTCTCCAGGGCCGCGCTGGCCCGCGAGTACGGCATCAGCAGGACCGTGCTGTACCGCTACCTCGACGGACACGCCTAGACGGCGCTATACTGGTCCCTGTCAGGGGCGCTCTCATTACCGTAGGTGGTGGGGGCCTAACGCCTCCGGTGCCAGACGGTGCCGGGGGCGTTCTTACGTCCGGCTGGTCATTGCGCCCCCTGCTGGTCGGCCAGACGGTCGATCTCCAGCGCCACGCCACGACGACGGGCGTCCTGCCGTATCCACCAGCCACGCCGGAGCGCTCGGGCGGTCGCACTGCGCACCGGCCAGTGGAAGCCGAGGCGACGCCGCACGGCCTTGCCGTAGCCGTGACCCAGGTAGTAGCCCTCACGCTGGTTCCGGCTGGTCACGGTCAGTTCCTCGACATGACCTGATCCTGCGCTGCCGCGTCCGCAGCTGCGCGCAGGCGGGTGACGAAGCGCTCCACCGCGTCGTAGCGGTCGCTCTGGCAGCCGAACATGTCGCCCAGCGTGTCGGCGATGCTGTCCATCAGCTCGATGACCTCGTCGTCGGTCTCGCACTCCATGTCGGCCAGGAACTGGACGAACGGGGAAAAGGTGGTTGCACGTTGCATGGGTCTCCTCACTGTGGTCTCTCGGGTGCGTGGAAGGTCAGTCTACAGTGCGGACACTGATAGATGGCGAGGTTGTAGAAGGCCCCGACCCGGTAGGCGTCTGGATGGCCCCACTGGTAGTCGTCCTTGTCCTGCATCTGCATGGGGCTGGCGTCGGTGCAGTAGCGGCGCGGCAGGCTGCTGGCCACGTAGACCAGGGTCACGTCGTCCGGGGCGCTCATCCGACCAGCTCCGCGATCTCCTTCACCCTGGCGTGCAGGCGCTTGCCGTCCTCGCGGTTCAGGAAGTGGCACGAGAAGAACACAGGGTAGCCGTTGACGCTGGTCGGCCCGGCCTTGTCGTAGTCCTCGTAGAAGAACTGGATGTCGTCGTCGATCAGCCGCCTGACGGTGGCCCTGTCGAGCAGGCTCAGGATCATGAACACCATCGGCAGGTCGGTCGGGCTGTCGATGGACCAGCTGACGAACACCTCGTTGCGATACACGCGCCTGGCCAGGGCCTTGATCTCGTCGTCGGTCTTGCGCTGGTACGTCATGCCTCGTCCCCGTCGCCGCGCTTGACGATCCATTCCGCCTTGCCGACGTAGGCCATCTCGGCCCACTGGGCGAAGTAGTACGCCTGTCCGCCGGGCTCGCCGTTCTCGCCGGTCATCTGGATGTAGACCATCGCCCCGATCGGCTTCGGCTCCCTGACGGTGGCGAAGCAGGCCGAGAACAGGACGTTGCGGCAGTCCGGCGCGAGCTGGACGACGTCGCCCTCTTCGAGTTCACGCTCGTTCGGCGTCATGCCTGCCTCTTCTTGAGCGCGGCGATGGTATCGCGGATGGCGCCGCGCAGCACGTCCATGTCGCTCGGGTGTGGTTCCCCGTCGTTGTCGAGGATGGCCTCCAGGTAGCCGGCGATCTCCTCGTCCGTGTTCAGGTGGTCCACCACGTCGAACACGGGCAGGTTGGCGATCTTGACGGGGTCGAATTGGTTGTCGGTCATGGTGTTCTCCAGTTAGTAGTTGGGCTTCCAGATCACGTACAGGCCGAGCACCAGGCCAATGATGGACAGCGAGGCAACCGGCGGCGCGGCGAAAGTAATGCCGGCAGCGGCGGCCGAAACAGCCACGGAAGCGATGGCGCGGGCGGTCGGGTTGGTCATCGCAGTCCCCGCACGTGGCCGCCGTCGAACGGGATCGGCTTCTCCACGTTGGCCTCGTCGAGCTGGCGCCACGGCAGGAACACGTCGAAGTGGGCTTCGTCTTCGGGGTGCCTGATGGCCTCCAGGAACGTATCGGCGAACTTGGTGCGCCAGTGGATGAACACTTCGCGCGTGCCGTTCCAGCGCGCCACGGTCGCATTGCGACAGCGGCCCTCGTAGTAGGCGCCGTCTATCAGGTCGGCCTTGGCGATCACAGGCTGGGCTGACGGGTGTGTCATGGGGTTGGTTCCTCGTGATAGGTCGGCACGTCTTTCCTCGCGGCGCTCGCAGCCGGTCGGATCGGCGTGGAACTTGGCACACGAACAGGTGCCGTCATTGGCGCAGAACGGCCACGGATCGGTCATGCGTAGCACTCCGGCGCGAGCAGGCGCCGCAGCTGACGGTAGTCGGCCAGCGACAGCCCGAAATCCTCGTTGGTCTGGACGAACCGGGCCTGGTGTGCCGGGTCGTCGAAGTCCAGCGGCAGGTCGTCGACGATGGCGTAGCGCGTCACCTCGGGGTGGCAGCGCAGCCATGCGGCGATCTCGTCGGCCCGCGAGTACGCGTCGCCCAGGTCGGGTGTCGCATCCATCACGGGCAGGCCGAGCTTGCAGCCGATTTCGTGCAGCGTGAACGTCGTGCGCCAGGTCGATGAGATCACGATGGAGCAGTCGGTCGTCTCGCACAGCTTGCGTACAAGGGCCAGGGCCACGTGGTCGAAGCGGGCCATGTCGCGCGGCGAGAAGTCGTGCGGATAGCCGTCGAACGCGGCGCAGGAGCGCTCCGAGTTGACCACGCCATCGATGTCGAAGATCAGGACCTTCATGCCTCGTCCTTGATGGGGCTGAAGAAGCCGCCGATCTGGCCGAGCACACTGTCCGCCATCGCCACGTCGACCCGGGCGAGCACGCCGTCGAACGTGTCGTCCTGGATTCCGCTCAACCTGAGCGCGCCCTGGTAGGTGTCGAACCGGGCCATGCAGTGCAGCGTGGTCCCCTCGTCCGCGATGGTCTCCAGGTAGAACAGGACCTGCTGGCCGTTCGAGGCGCGCACGATGCGCGCGAAGTCGGTCGGGTGCCGTTCGTCGTGGTCAGGATTCATCCTTGCCTCCGTCGACGTAGCCGATGTGCTGCATGCGCTTGCTGAAATCGTCGGGCGTGCGGAAGTACATCATGCCGTTCTCGACGTCGCGGTACACGACGACGGACTTGTCCCTCATGGTGCCGGCGCCGAACGCCACGCCGACGTATTCATACGCGCCGCCCTTGCCGATGCAGGTGTATTGACTGGTATAGGGCGTGGGCTTCAGTTGCGCGAGGCGGGCCTGGTCGAACAGCGGCCTGAGCGCGGCGCGCGCATCCGGGGGCAGGCTCTGCTCCCACTCGTCGAAATACTGCACCAGCTGGTTGTCGATGCTCATGCGGTCTCCTTGTCGTCAACGTCCGGCCAGCCGTCCATGCCGAGCCGGTAGTACTCGATCAGCCGCCCGGCGTGCCCCAGGTGCTCCCTGGCCTTCATCGTCAGCCCGTTGTCGCACATCCGGGCGGCGATGCCGAGCGCCGATTGCACGAGGTAGCCGGGGCCGGGCAGGGCGGCGACGTATTCGCGCTCGATCGTGGCCACCGCCTGCGGGTTCAGCGGCGACGCGGCATCGCGCGCCGGCAGGGTAAAACGCAGATCGGGCAGCGCCCGCTCGGCTTCCTTCCAGGCCTGGCCGTCGTCGCCCTGCAGGATGTCGTCGAGACGGTTCACCGCCTCCTGCAGCAGGGCGGCGACCGCGTACAGCGCGTTGCGCTCGCGCCCCATGCGCGCCAGCACGGCGTCGGCCAGGAACATCGGCGGCACGTCTTCCTCGACCACGCCGGCCTGGACCAGCTCGCACTTGACCATGTCCATGCAGTCGGCCATCGCCTGGATCGATTGCGCGCGCTGGCGCGCCGCCTTCACCTCGGCGTTGGTGGCCGCGGCCTCGAGCAGGAATCGGTAGATCGCCTTGACGGTGGCCGCGCCGTCCGGGTTGTTCATCCCGCTGCACTCCATCGCGTAGCGCAGCAGGTCGTCGTCGAGGCGGTCCGGCATCAGGTGGTAGTCCGGCATGGTTGTTTCCTGTTTGTCATCCAGCGCACAAGTGTCGCGCGTGGAATTCACAATTGTCAATAGTCAAGAGGTCGCCATGAAGAAGATCATCGCCCCTGTTGCGGCGCCGATGCGGGTTCCGTCCGCCCCGGCCGCCCCGGTGCCGCCCGCGCCGCGCCGCGTGCAGGCCCCGCCGGCGGTGGCGCAACCGTCGCCGATGGCGCGCGCGCCGGTGGCGCCGACCAGCCGCCATGTGCCAAGCGTCAAGACCGGGCGCGGCGTGGTGCGCACCGACACCCACAACCAGGCCAACCAGGTGCCGCACAGCGCCAAGCACAAGGGTCGGGGCCTGTGATGGCGCAAGGGGCGTTCCCGCCGGCGCCGTTCGAGCCGTCGCCGGATTTCCGCGCGTGGCTGGACTGGCTGGCCGGGACCGCCCCGCCGCCCAGGCCGCAACCCGACAAACAGGGGCCGCACGATGAGCGATGACCGCACCAAGCCGACGTTCTCGACCCGCCTGTGGTCGGAGGAGGTCGGCATGGCCGATCCGGGCGCCGATTTCAATCGGCCGCCCACGCTGGAGTACCGGTTCGGGCGCCGGACCCTCGTCACCGATGTAAACAGCACCCTGTACGCGCCGATTCCGGTCGACGGGGCCGACGTCGACGTCAGCGTCGCCACCTCGCAAGCGCAGGGCTGCGCGCTGACGCTGTCGGCACCGCTGCCCGCGTTGCTGTCCGAAGCGGTCACCCTCCAGGCCCAGGGCAGCGCAGCCGCCGTGACGCTGCTCGACCCGCCGCTCGACCTGAGCGTCATGGCGGCCCAGGCGCAAACCGCGCTGGCCGAGGCGCTCACCGCCACCGATGGCATCAGCAGCTATGTTGTCGCCGCCACCAGCCAGGGCCAGAGCAGCGCCGCGGAGTCGGGCGTCGCGCTCGACGTGGGCCTCGCCACCGCACAGGGCCAGAGCGGCGTCGCGGTCACGGGCGTCGCCGGCTACGCTGTCGCCGCCACCAGCCAGGCCCAACGCAGCGTGGCGAATACGGGCGCCGCAGCCAGCGCCGCCAGCGCCACCCGCCAGGCCCAGCACAGCGCCGCGGGCGCGGGCGCCGTGACCAGAACCAGCGCCGCCACCTCCCAGGCCCAGCACGGTGCCGCGGCCGTGACCGTGGTCAGCCCGCCGCTTGACGTGGTCGTCATGGCCGCGCAGGCCCAGGCCGTATTGGTCGAAGTGGTCACCGCCACCCAGGGCGTCATCACCTACGCGGCCGTTAGCACCCTCCAGGCCCAGCACAATGCCGCGCAGGCCGGCGTGTCGATCAGCGCCAGTATCGGCGCCGCACAGGCCCAGCGCAGCACCGCCAAGGTCCCGATCAGCAGCAGCGCCAGCACGCGCCAGGCGCAGAGGAGCAGCGCCAGCGCCAGCCTCGCCGTTCCGGCCAACGCCACCGTCCACACCAGCCAGGCGCAGGTCATTGGCACCCTCCCGGTCGACCTGGACACGCCGGCTTACGTCACCGTCTGGAACGCCACCGACAACGCCAACCGCGTCGAAGCGGGCCGCATCTACTTCGACAGGCCGATCCAGGACTGGACGTTCGAGGACGCCGAGTTCGCCGAGCAGATGGGCACGATGAAGGTGACGCAGTCGACCATGAAGGTGACCTATGGCCCGCACGACTTCGGCGCCGAGCGCCTGTCAGGCGACACGTACAGCGCCATCGACGGCAAGACCAAGCATACGGTCATCTGCAACTTCAAGCCGACCGAGGCCAACTGGCCGAACTACCCGCGCCAGACCGGCGCCGCGCGTGGCGGTTATCGCCGCAGCACGCGCGTGATCAACGGCGCGAACGTCTGGGTCGGCCTGTCGGACACGTTCATGTGGCCGTTCGTGGTGACCGTCCACCGCGCCGACGGTTCGATCCTGGGCACGATGGACATGCCGCGCGACCACCTGCCGATCAACAGCCCGGAGCTGTCCGACGTGCCGACGCTCACGAAGCCGATGCGCTTCCACATGCACTGCGCCTCGCTGCTGGTATGGGACTCGCACGACTCGAAACAGAACGCCTACGCCCACAAGTACATGCCGGGTGTCGACGAGCGCGCGCTGCGGCCGCACGTCGCCAAGACGAGGATCGCCTTCAACCCGATGGCGGTCATGTACTCGTTCAACCAGGAAAACAGCATGCACCACTGGTACGGCATGGCCAAGTGGAGCCTGCCGTGCAGCATGGATGCCGCACTGGCCGACAAGGCGGTGCGCGGCGACCCGTACCTGTGGGGTATCGGTCCGAACGATCCGAACGGCGCCTACAACCCGTGGGGCACGCCACCGTGGGCCACGCAGTTCTTCGGCGTGCCCGCGACCGACTACGGCCACCTCGACGTCGCGCTGGTCCTGATGACCGGCTGGGCCTACGAGCCGGGCAGCTACTCGGGCAAGGACTATCACCGTGGGCCGGGCGGCATTCGCATGGACCGCGTCGTGATCGATTCGCCGTACGCGATCCACATGACGAACCAGAACTGGGTCCACATGCGCGACAACACGCCGATCTCGGAGATGGTCAGGCACTGGAGCATGGCCGAGTTCAACATGGCCTATCACCACTTCGACGGCGATATCCGCGACTTCGCCTCGATCCCGGTCGCCGAGCACCTGGCGGCCAGGTGGTGCCACGGCGAGGTCTACTACAACGCCCACGCCATGACGTTCACCGACGTCGACCACACGATCCCGCAGTTCGTGGTGGAGAACAGCCCGACCGGATACCAGGACCGTCCGCACTACGGCGCCTTCGTCGACTCGAACAACCGTATGCCGTGGAACGGCCACTCGCTCGACTGGCTGCACAACTACGGTGGCTCGTTCTGGCCCGCCATGCTGTACCTGTCCCCGGCGCACGTCGTCTCGTCCAAGTTCCGCTGGCTCGCCTCCGGCATGGCGCAGGCCGGGCACGTCAACCCGACGTCGTGGTGGAATTCGTTCCTCGTGCGCGACTGGGCGTGGAACATGCGCAACGAAGCCATGATGTGGAAGCTCGGCTCGAACCACCCGCAGGGTGTCAGGCAGGCGGACATCGAAGCGCGCATGGAGACCGCCCTCAACGCGCTGTACGACAACGTGTACGTGCCGCTGGAGGTGAACAACTCCCAGACGATGTTCATGCGCTGCCTGCGCAACTTCGGCATCCCCGTCGTGTACGACGGCACAAGGTGGACGATGGCGTCGTGGACGCTGGGCTACTACCTCGCGCACACCCTGCAGTTCTGGCGCCAGAGCGGCTTCTGGCACCGGATGTTCACCCGCTCGGACAAGTGCCAGAAGGTGATGCTGATGATGCTCAAGCTGCTCGACAAGGGCTGCCTCGACTACTACCTCGACGCCGATGGCTGCTTCAGCACCGGCAACAGCCCCAACCTGTGGATCGGCGACCGCACCATCAACAGCGACAGCGTCGAGATCGCCACGTCGTGGGCCGACTGGAACGCGCGGATCTACCACAAGGCGCCGGGCGAAAACATGGTGCGCAACGCCGACGGCACCAAGCGCTACTGCGAGCAGGGCGAATTCCTGCGCATGCAGTGGCCGTACATCCGGCGCGACTACTTCCCCGACTACCCGGCCGAGCGCGACGTGGGCGCGGTGTGCGCCAAGGTCGACGCCTGGGTCGTGGACTTCCACGCCGACGTCGAGATCCTGTACGGCGTGCCCGGCACCGAACGCCAGCAGTCCGGCCGCGAATGGTCGATCCACCCGGGCTGCGCCCGCATCCTGCCGCCGCCGGTACTTGGACCCTGACATGGACTATCCCGACGCCGCCGGCGCAAACCCGCTGGCCTACCGCGACTACATGGAACTGCCGGAATCGATCCGCGCCCTGTACTCGTTCCAGCAATACCTGTGGCTGTCCGACCTGGAAAAGGCGCGCCTGATCCAGACCGAGACCGAGCCGGATTTCTATTCCGACTGATCCATCCAAGATGAACGACACATCACATGCCGGCTTCCGGCGACCCTGGGCATCCCCAAGGCGCGCCTGGCGCGGCGGCACATTGACGCGCTTCTCTCCGCGCGGCCTGTACCTGATCGAACAGAGCCGCCAGCGCTTCCTGCGCCGCGCCGACGCCTACCTGCCCGGCACCATTCCCCTGACCGGCGAAATCGGCCGCATCGAGTCGTTCCGCTTCATCCTCAGCCCAAGGACCACCCCATGAGCAAACTTCTCGTCGGCCTGGACGACAGCGCCGTGCAGACCTGCGCCAACGACATGATCCTGGCCAAGGAAATCGCCGACACCCTGACCCAGCACTACGGCGGCTGGGCATGGGCCGTGCACGTCGACGGCAAGAACGGCGTGGCCAACATCCGTAACGTCCAGCTGTCCGGCACCTGGGGCTACGTCCTCAAGCTGGTCAACATCTATTCGGCCAGCGATTTCCGCAAGGACGTGGTCCGTGCCGGCGGCGAGATCCTGGAACGCTTCGGCGTGATCCGCGGCGCCTTCAACGAGGGCAAGTACCTGCAGCTGCGCTGCAACTTCGCGGGCGATCCGCTGTTCGAGCGATAACACCACCCGGGGCCCACACATGGACGACCACAGCATCAGCACCGATCCGGGAACCACGACCACGGACTGGGTGGCCCTCGCGCGCGACGCCTACAGCGCCTCGACCAACTGGTTCGACGCCTCGGTGCGCCAGCAGATCGAGGGCGACCTGCGCCAGTTCCAGGGGCAGCACCCGTCCGGCTCGAAGTACCTGGCCGACGCCAACAAGGGCAGGTCGAAACTGTTCCGGCCCAAGACCCGCACCACCATCCGCAAGAACGAGGCCGCCGCCGCCCAGGCTTTCTTTGCCAGCAACGACGTCGTGAAAGTGGCCGCCGAGGACGAGGACGACCCGCAGCTGCAGGGCGCCGCCGCCGTCATGGGCGCACTGCTGCAATACCGGCTCACCAAATCGATTCCCTGGTTCCTGACCCTGGTCGGCGCCTACCAGGACGCCCAGACCACCGGCGTGGTCGCCAGCTACCAGTACTGGCAGTACAACGAGGCCAAGGGCGTCGACCGCCCGGCGATCCGCCTCGTGCCGATCGAGAACCTGCGCATCGACCCGGGCGCCGACTGGACCGACCCGGTCAACACCTCGCCCTACCTGATCGAGATGATCCCGATGTACGTCAAGGACGTGAAGGCGCGCATGCGGACACCCGACCCCAAGACCGGCGAGGCGAAATGGAAGACGCTGCCGGACGCGGCGATCCAGGGCGCCACGAAAACCTATGGCGACTCGATCCGCCTGCAGCGCGAAGCGCCACGCCAGGATTCAAAGTACCAGCAGCAGGCCAACGGCAATTTCAATGTCGTCTGGGTGCACAAGAACATCGTCGAGGTCGACGGGGTCGACTACGTCTACTACACCCTCGGCTGCGAGCACCTGCTGTCGGACCCGGTGCCGCTGGAGCAGGTGTATTTCCACGGCAAGCGCCCCTACGTGGTCGGCTGCTGCGTGCTGGAGACCCATAAACTGTACCCGTCGTCGGTGCCGCGCCTGACGAAAGACGTGCAGGCCGAGATCAACGAGGTCGCCAACCAGCGCATCGACAACGTCAAGCTGGCGATGAACAAGCGATACTTTGCGCGCCGCAACAAGCAGGTCGACCTGCGCAGCGTGACCCGCAACGTGCCCGGCTCCGTGACCCTCGTGCAGGACATCGACGATGTGAAAGTCGTGGAATTCAACGACGTCACCGGCTCCTCCTACAAGGAGCAGGAGGTCCTGAACCTCGATTTCGACGACGTCGCCGGCACCTTCTCCGGCGCCTCGGTGCAGAGCAACCGCAAGCTGAACGAGACCGTCGGCGGCATGCAGATGCTCGACGCCGGCGCCAACCAGGTCTCCGGCTACCAGCTGCGCACTTTCGTCGAGACCTGGGTCGAGCCGGTCCTGCGCCAGATCGTGCTGCTGGAACAGTACTACGAGACCGACGAGACCGTGCTCGCCCTGTGCGGCAAGGCCGCCAACCTGTTCCAGCGCTTCGGCATCGACGCGATCACCGACGAGCACCTGATGAACGAGTTCACGGTCAACGTGAACGTCGGCATGGGCGCCGTCAATCCGGCCGACCAGGTGCGCCAGTTCGTCGAGGGCATGACGGCGCTGGGCAACATGCTGGCCAACGAGGGCCTGGTGCAGCTCGGCCTGAACGTCGAGGAGATCGTCAAGGAACTGTTCGGCAAGCTCGGCTACAAGGATGGCGCGCGCTTCTTCCAGTTCGACGGCACCGACCCGCGCATCAAGCAGCTGCAGGACCAGGTGCAGCAGCTGCAGCAGCAGCTGGCCCAGAAGGTCGACCCGGCCCTCATCGCCGCGCAGATCCGCAAGATCGACGCCGAGGTGGCCAGCCTGGGCGTGGCCGACAAGGTCAAGGCGGCAGACGCCGTCAAGAAGGGCTCCGAAGCGCAGTTCTCGGCCATGCAGACCGCCGAGGTCATCGCCGCCGTGCCGGGCGTGGCCCCGATCGCCGACGAGCTGATGAAGGCCGCCGGCTACCGCCCGCCCACGCCGTCCGGCATCGACCCGAATTTCCCGCAGCCGGGCGTGCCCAGCGCGGACCTCGGGATCGAGCCCGTGAAAAACCGCCGCACCGGCATCGGTTTCCTGCCGGGGCAGAATCCGTCGACCACCAACATGCCGCTGCCGCCGATGCCGGCGACCCCGGGCACCGGCCAGCGCCAGGGCATCGAGACCGTGCGCCCGGACAGCGTGATCGGCCAGGCCGCGTTCGCCAATGGCGGCCTGCTCGGCGACATGGACCCGGACGAGCGCGCCGACCTGGCCGACCGCCAGGACATCGCGGCCGACAACCGCCGCCTGTACCGCACCGAATCGGGCCTGCGCGAACCCAACCCGTTCGGCGTGGTCCTGAACGGCTTCACTGACGCCACCAACGCCGACCCGACCACGAGATATAAACCGTTCGCCGACGGCGGCCTGGTGGGCGACGACCCGAACATCCCGAATCCGTTGCAGACGGCCTGGCATGGCGGCATCAACGCGGTGCAGCGCGCGACGGCCGTTCCCGGCCAGCTCCTGGACGCCTACGAGAACCGGTCGAACCAGTACCCGGTCGGAAAGCTGGTGGCCGACGTCCTCCCCGGCACCGGCACCGTGACATCGGCGCTGGATACGGCCAATGATCTGCGCAAGGGGAATATCCGCGACGCCGCCGTGGACGCGATCGGCCTGGTGCCCGGCGTAAAGGCTCTGGGGGTCGGCGCGAAGACGGTGGGCCGCGCGATCCACGCCGCTGACATTGGCCTCAACGCGATCCCCGAGTACCTGGGCAAGGCAGGCTACGCCGACGGCGGCATGATCACCGGCCCCGGCAGCGGCACCTCGGATTCGATCCCTGCCCTCATCGACGGACAACAGCCGGCCCAGGTGTCCGACGGCGAATACGTGATCCCGGCCGCGGTCGTGCAGGCGCTGGGACACGACTTCTTCGACGAGCTGGTCAAGCACTACCACACCCCGGCCACCGGCATGCCGGGCGCGCCGGCCGACATGGCGCCGGTCGGGCTGCAGGGCGGCGACTACATCCTGCCGGCCGACGTCGTTGAACAGATCGGCCGCGACTACTTCGACAAGCTGGTGGAAACCTACGGGGGACAAGCGCAATGACCGACACCAACCAGGACAACCCGGGCGAGTCCCGGGAAGTGCTTGAACTGAAAAAGATCGAAGCATTCGGGGGCGTGGTGAAAGCCTTCCTCGAGTCCGACGTCGGCCGGCACCTGGTCCGGCGCGCCGAGCTGGAACGCCAGGCCGCGCTCGACGAGATGGCCGACGGCGACGTCACCAACATCAACCGCATGCGCGAGCTGCAGATGGTCGTGCGCCGTGCCGACAGCATCCAGCAGTGGCTGGCCGACGCCATCATGGACGCCCACGCCGCGGCCGACACTCTCAATTTCATGGAGACCGAATGATGCTGCGTGAGGACCTGGACGAGATCCTGGACGGCGACGGCGCCATGTTGCTGGAGCCGCGCGAGGTGTTCGATCCGTGCGTGATCGGCATCGCCGAGCGCGTCAACCTGCGCGTGGTGGCCTACGACACGAACAAGGTGATCCAGGCGCTGATGGACCACCACGGCTGGGACGAGGAGGAGGCTGGCGAGTGGTTCGAGACCAACATCGTCGGCAGCTGGGTGGGCGAGGGCTCGCCCGTCTTCGTCTGCCCCTTCGACGACGAATGAGCGCCACCGTCATCCCGTTCCCGCAGCGCGTTGACCCGCACATCGCGGGGCAGGCGATCTGCAACGACTGCGGCTACCTGTGGCCGGCCGTGGCCCCGGTCGGCACCGCGTATCTCAAATGCCCATCCTGCCAGGACGGCCGCGGCAGGTTTCGCCACCCCGTGCTGCGCGGTGGCGACCACTGGCAGTGCAGGTGCGAAGGCACGCTGTTCCGGGTCACCCGGGACATGATCTATTGCGCCGAGTGCGGCCTCGAACAGTACATCGGCGACTGAGGCAAGGACCCGTTCAGCGGGCGATCACATCGCGCGGGTCGATCCCGGAATCGGTCAGCCGCTTGTAGCGTTTCGCCACCTCGCGCGCCTGCTCGATCGTCCATGTCTTGACGCTGCCGATGGTGATGCGGCACTTGAGCCCGAGGTCGTTACGGCGAATCCGGCTGTCGAACACGAACGACTTGACGCCGCTGCGCGTCACCCGAACGCCCAGGCCTGGACAGGCGCCGTCCCAATAGAGCGACTGGTCCTTGCCCTCGGCGCACACGAACGAGGCGATCAGGTCACTGGTGAATTCGGGCCACTGCATGACGGTTTCCAAAAAGCATGAAGCCTAGCACAAGGTCTCCCGAGCGGGTTCTTTTGTTCCCGCTTTTCAGCCCGCTCCCGTAGCGGGTTTTTTTTCGCCCGCATCCCGCGGGCGCCTCACCAGGAGTTAATCAATGAGCGCTATCCAATCGGACGTGCAAAGCGATGACGTTGCAGCAGCCCCCGCAGCACCCGCAGCACCGGCCGAATCCACCGCGGCCGACAAAGCCGCACCCCAGAAAACCGCCCGCGAGCTGGCGCTGGAACAGCTTGAGGCACGCCACCAGGCCACGATGGCCGCCGAGAACGGCTGGGAACTGCCGGCCGAGCCGGCGGGTGACCCGGAACCGGAGCCGGCGCCCGAGCCGGACCAGCTGACCGCCCAGATGAGCGACCCGGCCCCCGAGCCGGCGCCCGCCCCGGCACCGGCCGCGCCGCAGCTGGTCAAGGTCAAGATCGACGGCGAAGAGGCCGAGGTCCCGGTGGAGGACCTGGTGCGCCAGTACCAGAAGAATTCGACCGCCGACAAGCGCCTGGCCGAAGCCACGCGCCTGTTGCGCGAGGCCCAGGAGGCCGAGGCGGCACGCCTGCTGCGCGAGCAGCAGATCCAGCAGCAACAGCTCCAGCTGCAGCAACAGCAGCAGGAACCACAACCGAATCCCGCCAGCGTCGACGTCGTCGCCGCCGGCAAGGACTTCATCAAGGCCCTGTTCTCGGGCGATGAAGAAAACGCGGAAGCCAAATGGGCGGAAATGTTCGCAGGACGGCAGCAGGCCCCAGCGCCCGCGCCCATCCTGGACGTCGAACAGATCGCCCAGTCGGT